CCCTGGCGGAACGAGTCTCCCTCCTTCCGACAGCGGAGCGAGAGGAGTGGATCACCAGCCTGCCCACCGAGATCTTGGCCGAGATCCTCATCGACGAGTGGTGGTGGACCCAGCGACCGGAACAGGTTCCACCGGATGGCAACTGGCTGGTCTGCCTCGCCTTGGCCGGGCGAGGATTCGGCAAGAGCCGAGCCGGCTCAGAGTGGATCGTGGAACAGGTTCTCCAGCATCCGTTTGACTCTCATGGGGTGGCCACCGAGTGGCTGGTGGTAGCGGACACCTTGGCCGACGCCAGGACTATCAACGCCGAAGGCCCCAGCGGCATCCTGAACGTGTTGTCCCGGCGACGGATCGATCACCGGTACAAGCAGAGCCCGCGACCGATGGTGTTGTTCCCGGACGGGGCCAAGATCTATTTGGAGGGTGCCGACGACCCGGACACCGGGCGAGGTTACAACGCGGCCGGCATTTTGTGCGATGAGCTAGCTAAATGGATCAAACCGTACGAAACCTGGTACGAAGGTCTGCTCCCCTCCCTGCGGGCCGACCTGGTCGGGGACCACCCTCGGGCCTTCGTGACCACCACCCCGAAGCCGATCCGGCTCCTGGAAGAGTGGCTGGCCCGGGAAGACGGCACCATCCATGTCATTACCGGGTCAACCTTTGACAACGCAAGCAACCTGTCGTCCTACGCCCTGGCTGAACTGAAACTCCGGTACGCCGGAACCGACCTCGGTCGGCAGGAGCTTTACGGCCAGATGCTCGACCTGGGTGCCGGTGGACTGTTCAAGCGCACCGACATCCACCGCAACCGGGTCACTGAGGTCCCGGACGACATCATCTCCACCGTGGTGGGCTGCGACCCCAACCTCACCGGGGAAGATGCCATGTTCGGCATCGTTGTGGTGGCGCGAACCTCAAACAACGACCTCTATATCCTGGCTGATCGCTCCGTCCCCGACTCGGGGCGAGCGGCTGCCCTGGCCATCTGGCGCACGGTGGCTGACTTCAAGGCCGATCTTGTTGTGTATGAGGAGAACCTAGGCAAGCGATTCCTGCAAGAGGTTGTCCGGGACGCTTATCAGGAGAGCATCGACCTGGGGCTGTTTCCTCGACACACGTCGCCGCCGATGGAGGCAGTGCATGCAAAGCACGGCAAAAAGACACGGGCCGAACCGGTGGCGATGCGTAACGAGCAGGGACGCTTGCACATGGTCGGGCGCTGGGATCAGCTAGAAAACGAAATGGCTCGCTTCGATCCTCAGTCGACCCAGGAATCGCCCGACCGCATGGATGCCATGGTCCACGCTTGCCTCAAGCTGATGAAGGGTGAGCGTCGCCGGCTCGGGGTCAGCGACCCCAGCAAGTACGACTTCCAAATCAACCAGGACATCTATGCCCTGGGCAACTTGCTGAGCTGAGTTCCGCTGCCTCTGGCTATTGCCAATGCCCCGGCTTTAGAGTATGGGTGTGCTGATCTTCTCTATAGCCGTGGGCATGTTGGCGGTTGCCAGGATTACCCGGCTTCTGGTCGAAGATCGCCTCACCGTGGGCTGGCGCCAATGGGTTGTGAAGCGGTTCGGTCCCGATTCTATGCCTACATACCTGGTTCATTGTCCCTGGTGCATGAGTATCTGGGTGGGTCTGGTCCTGATGATGTGGCCGGCACTGTATCCCTACCCCTGGGTGATTGGACTGTACGCCATCCCGGCATCGTCAATGGTCAGCGGATTGATCTTGGATCGCGGTGAGAAGTGATGGGACTTCGCAGGTCTCGAGTCCCTGCCGTCATCCCCTCTGCGCATGAGCAGCCCCCCGGATTGGTCGCCTCCGCTGTTCGGATCCGAAACCTTGACGGTCGAGGCTGGCGCAGTTACAAGTTCGGTGACGACTCCTGGCAACAGGAAGTATGGCGGCTGTACGACATCATCGGAGAGCTTCGCTTCGTCGCCAACTGGATCGGATCTGCCTGCTCCCGGGTGAGGCTGTATGTAGCAGAAGTTGACAAGAACGGCCGGGTCCAGAAGGAAGTCACCAACAAGAAGGTTGCCGGACTAGCTGACACCTTGTTCGGTGGACCAGCACACAAGGCTGAAGCGCTTCGAATGCTGGGTATCAACCTGACGATTGCCGGAGACGCATACATCGTCGGCCGGGATACCGACGACACTGACTCTGATGAATGGTTCGTGCTCAGCTGTTCGGAGCTGAAGCGCTACGCCCGGACCGGCGTCGTGGAGATGACCTCCTATACCGGGGAGCCGGAGAAGCTCAACCCGGAACGGGACATGATCATCAGAGTGTGGACCCCGCATCCACGCCGGGCCCTGTGGGCTGACTCTCCGACCCGGTCCGCTATGCCCATGTTGTGGGAGATTGAGCGTCTCACCCGATATGTCTTCTCTCAGATTGACTCTCGCCTGGTGTCGGCTGGCCTGCTGCCGATCCCCAAAGAGGTCAGCTTCCCTGATGATGACGTAGACATCCCTGGTGCTGAAGGCCTGACCCAGGTCTTGATGAAGACCGGTTCGGCCTCGCTCAGAGGGGAAGGTACGGCGGCCGGGGTCGTCCCCACCATCGTGGAAATGCCGTTAGAGGCTCTGGGCAAGATCGAACTGATCCAGTTCGGCAGCGAGCTGTCCAAGCAGGCCCTGGAGTTGCGCGCGGAGGCGCTGCGCCGGTTCGCCCTGGCTATGGATATTGACCCGAGCATCCTTGCCGGTGCCGGGGAAGCTAATCACTGGGGTGCTTGGCAGATCATGGAAGGTCAGATCAAGATCCACATCGAACCGTTGATGAACCGGATCTGTGATGCTCTCACCACGGCTTATCTGCAACCAGCCCTGAAGATCATCAAAGAGGATCCTGACCGATACATCTTCTGGTTCGACACAGCTCCATTGACCGTACGCCCTGAACGGTTGAAGGAAACCCAGGAGCTGTACCGGGACGGGATCGTGGGCGCCGAGGCCGTACGCCTGGCCGGTGACTACAAGATCAGTGACGCCCCCAGCTCGGAGGAGGATCTTCAGAAGTACACCAGGGAACTGGTGCTGCGCGATCCCAACCTGTTCCAGATCCCGGCCATCCGCAAGATCATGGGGTACACCGACGAGATCTTGCCCCCAGAAACCGTCGTCACCCCACAGAACTCGGGTACCGGACCGCCCCCGCCGCCGGCCCCACCCACTGGCATCTCGCCCACGTCCGGCGGACCCATTCCACAGATCACTGAAGCTCAGAACGCGCCTGGTGGGCCACCTGCTGTACCAGCGGGCACACCGGCCGGCATCACTGCGGCGGCCTCGGTCGCCCCGCTCAACATCTTCGTGATAGCCAATGCCACAGTGCTACGGGCGCTGGATCTGGCTGGGAAGAGGTTGGCCGGCAACATCAATCGGCACGAGTTCTCGGTGCCGACGCACGAGCTTCACACCAAGCTGCTTGGCGGCCGGACCGCTCCATCTATGGACAAGCTGCTGGCTGGCGCCTGGGAGCATCTGCCGATCCTGGCTGAGCAGGTAGATCCGACTATTGATGTCCCCGTGCTCCATGAGGCTCTAGATCGTTACTGTCGCACGTTGATTACTCGGGAAAAGCCACACCACCCTGTGCTGCTGAAGCAATATCTGACACAAGTCGGATTGCTCAATGACCCACAGTGACAGTGAAGATCGTCTCCTGGGGGTGGTGGCCGGTGCCCTACGTCGGTGGCTCAGCCGGGTACGGGACCGCGTCATGGCCCCGTATCGCCAGCATGGACTACAGCCTGACCCGACGGCTGTCTACTCGACGCAAGGCGCCTGGGCCGAAGAGGTAGACACCATCTTGACCACCATCGGCCAGATTGCCATGGCGGCATGGAGTGAGGCCACCGACGTACCGCCGGTATCCCGGCACAGTTTCGTCATGGCTCAGTTGGCCGAGACTCAGAACTTCCTGGTGCGGATTCCCGATGAGGTATACAACCTCGTCTTCGCTGAGATCACGGATGGGGTCAATGCTGGTGAGTCGAAGGAGCAGATCGCCGCGCGGGTGGATCGTGTCCTTACATACACAGGCTCCGAGCGGTGGCCTAACCGTGCTTCAGTTATCGCTCAAACGGAAACTACCCGTGCCTACGGGGCTGGGACCCTTGCTGCTGGACTTGAGCAGAGCCGGGTCACTGGCCGCCTTCTGCGAAAGCGCTGGGATACCGAGCGGGATAACCGGGTTCGCGCCTCACACCGGGAGGTAGACGGCGAAGTCCGGGACCTTGCGATGCCGTTCTATGTAGACGGCTTCCCCCTACAGTTCCCAGGTGATCCAATAGGACCACCGGAGACGGTTATCAACTGTCGCTGTGATCTGATGATCTTGAATGAGGAGGGCAGGTAGATGGTAGACCCGAACCCCGGCCGTGGGATGCCACTACAGCTCCAGCGATACTGGCTAGCCGGTAAAGGCGCGGCGAAGATTCGTTGGGGTATGCCACACGACTTCAACCGATGCGTACGGCAGCTACGCAAATACTTCCCCAA